TACTTACCTGGTGGCTTCCAAATTCGCCTGTGAAAAATAAAAACGGAATAATAGCAGATGGTGCAATTCGTTCGGGAAAGACAGTATCAATGGCACTATCGTTTATTATGTGGGCGATGGAAAGTTTTACTGAAACAAATTTTGCGATGTGTGGCAAGACGATAGGTTCGTTTAGGCGAAATGTGCTTGCAGTGCTCAAACTTATGCTTTTATCAAGAGGTTATAAGTGTAAAGACCACAGGACAGACAATTTGCTTGAAGTAACGAGAAAGGGAAAGACTAACTATTTTTACATTTTTGGAGGAAAGGACGAACGCTCACAAGACCTTATCCAAGGGATTACGCTTGCAGGCGTGTTTTTCGATGAAGTTGCGCTGATGCCTGAATCGTTTGTCAATCAGGCAACAGGCAGATGTTCGGTTGAAGGTTCAAAGTTTTGGTTTAACTGTAACCCTGAAAGCCCTGCACACTGGTTTAAAAAAACCTGGATAGATAAGGCGGATGACAAAGAACTTGTGTATCTGCACTTTACGATGGAAGACAATTTAAGCCTTGCAGAAGCTATCAAAGCTCGTTACCGTGCGATGTATACGGGGGTGTTTTTTAAGCGTTACATACTAGGCTTATGGGTTGCGGCTGAAGGTGTTATTTATGATTTGTTTGTGAATAGCAAAGAGCAATTTATACTGCACGAAGAACCGCAGATTAAGTATGCGGTTATCGGTGTTGACTTTGGAGGCACGATGTCTGCACACAGCTTCACGCTTACAGGCTTTACGCATGGTATGAATGAAGTTGTGATTCTTGATGAGTATTACCATAACAACAAAGAAAAAGGAAGGTTGTCGCCTACCGAACTTGAAGAGGCGTTTGTTGATTTTACAAGGCGTGCAAAGACAAGATACAGGCTTTACGAGGTTTATTGTGACAGCGCGGAGCAAACGCTCATCGAAGGGTTTGCCGTTGCCGCTGCAAGGGCGCGTTTGAGTGTTCAAATTAGAAATGCGATTAAAGGACCTATAAACGACCGTATAGCGTTTTATAACAGCATGATGGCACAAAGGCGGTTTAAGATTATGAGTAGATGCGTAAATACCATATCGGCACTTGAAAACGCTGTATATAGCGATAAAAAGCAGACAAAAGATGAAAGGCTTGACGACGGTACGGTAAACATAGACAGTTTGGACAGTATGGAATATTCAACGGAAAGTGTGCAGGAGAGCATACTGTATCTCGGACTTAGGAGTTAAAACATGGAGAAAATAATACGTTATTTAAAATCACTGGGGTACAATCCTGTAAGCAGTGATTATTACAAGTTTATAGAGTTTTGGAAGAAGTGGTATGAGGGGCGTGTGCCGGCATTTCACAATTACAGGCAGTACAACGGTAAAAAGAAGATTTCAAGGATTCGAAAGAGTCTTACAATGGCAAAGAAAATTACTGAAGACTGGGCGGATTTACTGCTTAACGAAAAGCTCGACATTTTCATTGATGATAAGGCTGTAAATGAAGCCGTGCATGATATCCTAAATGATAACAATTTTGCTGTAAAGGGGAACCGCTTGGTCGAACTTACATTCGCGCTCGGCACAGGGGCGTTTGTCGAGTATCTCGATGAGAATGGCGATATAAAAATTAATTACATAAGAGCCGGTATGATTTTCCCGCTTACATGGGAAAATGACACTATTACAGAATGCGCATTTGCAACTAAAAAGAAAGTTGGGGATGCGGAGATTATATATCTAAATATCCATAAAAAAGACGAATGGGGCGACTACATCATTGAAAATAAGATGTTTAAAGCAGGAAGCGCAAAGGGCTTTGCACAGGTAGATTTGCCGGAGGAGCTTGAAGAAGAAGTGCATACGCATTCCGATGTGCCTATGTTTCAGATAATAAAACCTAATATCTGCAACAATTTTGATTTGGATTCCCCGCTTGGAATTTCCGTGTATGCTAACGCTATTGACCAGCTTGAGGGGCTTGATCTTGTTTATGACAGCTACTGCAATGAGTTTAGGCTCGGCAAGAAAAGGATTATAGTGCCAACTAGTATGGCGAAAATGGAAATGGAGAAAGACGGTACAACAACACCGTTATTTGATGATAACGATACAGAGTTTTATGCTGTGGATTTTATGACAAAAGACGGCGTAAGCCCGACATTTCAGGAAATCGATATGCAGATTAGGGCAGAAGAACACGACCGAGGTATTAACAAGGCTTTGTCGCTACTATCTTACAAATGCGGTATGGGGACAAACAAGTATTCGTTTGAAAAAGGCACGGTAAAAACGGCAACCGAAGTGAAATCGGACAATGCAGACCTTTACGACAGTCTTAAGAAGCATGAGCTTGTGCTAAAAGCAGGAATTGAAGCTATGGTTAAGGCTATAATTGAGCTTTTGAGAATTCAGAAAGAGGTCGAAATTACGCTTACTTTTGACGACAACATCATCGAGGATACGACAGCGGAAAAACAAATGTTCTTGCAGGAATTGCGTGAAGGAGTACGCCAAAAATATGAATATAGGATGCGCTTTTTCGGAGAAGATGAGAAAACCGCAAAAGCAATGTCGCAAAGTGATGATTTGATGTTTGAGGAAGAAGAGTAATGCTTACGCCTAAAGAACTTTACAATATCCCGGACAGTATGGTAGAACTTTATTCACAGGCTGAAGCGGATATAATAGCGGATATGGCACGCAGATTAAGTACGTATGACTATTTCATACCGTCCGCTGAATGGCAGTATAAAAAGGCGATTGAAATGGGGCTTGTGCATGATGAGATTTTGAAAAAACTATCCGAAAAGACAGGCAAAAGCGAAGCCGAAATTGAAAGCCTTATGAAAAAAGCGAGCGTAAAAGCGATTAAAAGAGATGACGAGATTTATAAACGCGCAGGACTTTCCCCTAAACCTTTCAATTCGTCACATGCACTAAAAAGTATACTTGCAACAGGGCTTGCGCAAACTAAAGGGACTTTCGCAAATCTTACTCGTACTACCGCAGTAGCGGCAAGCAGACAGTTTGAAATAGCGCTTGATAATGCTTATATGCAAATCATATCGGGTGCATTTGATTCAAATACATCTATCAGGAATTCGATTGAAGTACTTGCAAAACAGGGGCTTTGTTCGATTACGTATGCAAGCGGCAAGGTAGACACCATCGAAACGGCTGTAAGGCGTGCGGTTCTTACAGGAGTAAACATTACATGCGGGAAAATGCAAGAAGCACGAGCGGACGAAATGGGGTGCGACCTTGTGGAGACAACAGCGCACGAAGGAGCAAGACCTGCGCATGCACTGTGGCAAGGCAAGGTATTTTCACGTTCGGGCACACATCCGAAATATCCGCACTTCAAAACCGCAACAGGCTTCGGAACGGGGGCAGGCTTATGTGGTTGGAACTGTAGGCACAGCTTTTTCCCGTTCTTTGAGAACAGTTCAGAGTCCGCATACACCGACGAGGAACTGGAAGGTTACAGTGAGCCGAAATACGAGTACAACGGTGAAATGCTGACACATTACGAGGCTAGCCAAAAGCAACGGCAAATAGAGCGAAACATCAGGCGTTGGAAGCGAGAAGAACTTGCTATGGAAGCGGCGGGGCTTGACAGTTCAAAAGCACATGAAAAAGTAAGAACATGGCAGGCTAAACAACGCGACTTCATACGGCAAACGGGACTTAAACGCCAATACGACCGCGAACAAATAGGAAAAGTTGTTGATGAGATAGGCAATATTAAGCCGAATGTACCACCAAAAGAATTGCCACTTACGGATAAGCACAAAGAGGCTATTGAATATTATGTGAGTGGTGACGGCATGTATATCAATGACTATTTAAGAAATAGAAATAATCCTATTGAAAGAATGGGAGAAATGCGAAAAGAAGATAGGGTTCTTATTGAAGACTTATCAAATGCAACAAACAGAAAGCATGACAATTCTGTATTGTATAGGTCTATTGATGCAACAGCTGTTTTTGGTGATATTAGTGAAAATGATTG